CGTGGCCCGCCTCGCCAAGCGCGTGCCGACCTATCTCGGTTTCGACATGGGCATCGGCAAGACGCGCACTTTTATCGAGGCGGCCAAGGCCCGCAAGGCCAAGCGAATGCTGGTGATCTGCCCCGCCTCCGCTGTCTTGGTCTGGAAGCGCGAGATCGCGCTCTGGGACCCCTCCGCGAGCCTCGTCATCGTCAGGACCCCGTCGGCCCTCGCCCGCTCCGCCAACTACTACGTCGTCACCCACGGCCTGATGTCGCAGAAGGACGGCGCGGTTGCCGAGGCGATCATAAGCGGTACCGCTTATGACATGACCGCCATAGACGAAGCACATGCCTTCAACGGCGCGGACACCAACCGCGTCAAGGCGCTCCGCAGGGCCGCCCCCAAACTGGGCGACATCACGCCCCTCAGCGGCACCCCCATGAGGAACCACGCGGGCGACCTCTACACCCTCCTGTCGATTTGCGTGCCGAACTGGCGGATGGCCCGCCACGAATACGAGGACAGGTTCTGCAAGGTCTCCCATAAATACTTCGGCGGCTCGCGGCCTATCCGCGTCATCGAGGGCTCGAAGAACCTCGATCAGTTGAGACAATTAATCGCGCCTTTTATGTCCCGGGTCCGCAAGGAGGACGTGTTTCAGGACCTCCCCGCCATCATCTGGGACAGCGTCCCGGTGCCGCTCGACCCCGCGCTCCTGAGCGCCGAGGACCTCGCGCGGTTCGACGAGACCGTCAACCGCCGCACCGGGGGCCCGACGGCGAGCCTCGACGACATGACCGAGGCCCTGCGCGTCATGGGCGCGGACGTCGGCCTCATGGCCCTGCGGCGGATGTTAGGGGCAGCGAAGCTGCGGGGAGCCACCGACTACATCGTCGACATGCTCGACAACCTTCCCGACGACCGCAAAGTCCTCGTCTTTGGGCACCACGCCCACGTCATTGCCTCGCTGGGGCGGCATCTCGGGGAATACTTCCCCGCCATCCTGACCGGCTCGACCAGCGCCAAGGACCGTGAAATCGCCGTCGACAAGTTCCTGAACGAAAAGGCCTGCCGCGTGTTCATCGGCAACCTCCAAGCCGCCGGGACCGCCATCACCCTTGTGGGCCCCAAGTGCAAATGCTCTGACGTTGTCTTTGTGGAAAGTTCTTGGACCCCCATGGACAACGCCCAAGCCGCCTGCCGCGTGCATCGCATCGGGCAAAAGGACGGCGTCGTCGCGAGAATGCTCTCGGCGGCTGGCACCGTCGACGACCTCGTCAACAATCTGCTGGTGCGGAAAGCCCGGGAATTCACCCAGCTTTTCGATACCCAGACAACAGGAGAGAAAACGTGAAGATCACTTTTGAAGGAAAGACCTACGGCGAACTGCTCGACCAGATGGCGCACGTCCTCGCCGTTACCTCGAAACAGTCCGGGACGTTCGCGGCAACCGCTTCGAAGAATGTATCCGAGGATCAGGGCCCGGGCCCTGAGGCTGTTTCCGCGCCCCCGCAGATTGTGGAAAACCCTGTGGAAAAATCTGCGGCAAAATCTGCGGCGGTACCCGAGGGTGGCAAAAAGGCCCGCACCGCCAAGCAACTCGAAAACGACGAACGCCTGCGGGAACGGGCGCTTGCGAAGAAAGCCGCAGGGCTCAAGGTCGGCGACAAGGCCCCCAAGGCCCCCAAGGCTGCCGCGCCTGTGGAAAAGCCCTTGCCGCCTCCTCCGGCGACAGCCGAGAGCTTGGGTCTGGACCCCGCCGAAGTCGTCAACATCCGGCAGAAGACCATCAACGACCTCCAAGAGGCCTACGCCAACGGGCACCAGCAGGAGGTTTTCGATTTGCTTTCCCGCTTTGGCAATGGCGCGAAGAGCTTCCGCGAGCTTCCCCCCGACGCCTTTGTCCCGATCCGCGAGGCAATTGATAACGGAGCCCTGACATGATCGACTTCACATCGGTTCTCGCCGCCACGCTGACTGTCGCGATGCTGGTGGCGATCTACGCGCTGCTGATCACGGAGTGGCAGAAATGACCGTGGTGAAGGTCCGCCCCGTCTATCACCCGTTGCAGGCGTGGCAGTGGAACGGCGACCTCGACGGCGCACCCGAGTGGGTGCGCCTGTCCTGCTTCAGGAACAGGGAGGGCACCCTGCTCCACGTCAGGCCCTCGGGCCGTCAGGCCCTGTACCTCGGGGAGTGGCTGGTGCGCGACCTCGACGGCAGGTCGAATTACTACACCTCGGAAGAGTTCGCCCGCGAGTTCGAGCGGGTGCCGGAATGAGCGACCTTGTGAAACGACTGCGCGTCCACCGCACCAAAGACGCTGTGGATGCTGCCGATCACATCGAGAAGCTGGAGGCGGCGCTGCGGGAGATTGTGCAGCATAGCGAAATCTACCCAAGTCCAAACATGCGACGTGCAATCGATACCATGGGTAAGATCGCCCGCGCCGCGCTCGCACCGGAGCAGGACAAATGAGCGAATGGAAAATCCAGCACCCGATACCGAAGTATCATCACCGTACATTTGCGGAAGGCAAAGCTGAACGAATAGCTAACCGCACAGGAGAAAGACAAATGAGCGATCTGAAGACGCTGCTCAAAACAGAGCCGCTCCTGACCAAGTACCAGCAACAGGCTTTCACCACCGGCCCTGCCGCGCTGATGGTCCCGCTCGACGCTTACAAGCTGGGCTGGCGGATGGCACTGAGCCATGTGCGCTACGCCCTCAAAGCGGAGAATGCCGAATGAGCGCCCACGCCGCGTGCTCGCCGTCTTCGTCCTCGATGTGGATGGCGTGCCCCGCCAGCGTAACGCTCACGAAAGACGTCACCCGCCCCTCGTCAAAGTTCGCGAAAGAGGGAACTGCGGCACACGCGGTTGCCGAGATGATCTTGGGCGGGGATATTTTCCTGCCCGATAAAGTTACCGTCGAGGGCGATGAGTTCGTGGTCTCCCCCGGCATGGCCCGGGCCCTGAACCCCTACGTCACCCACGTTCAGGCCCTGCGGGCCCTGCCGAACGCCGCTGTCTACCTCGAAAAGCGCCTCGCCGTGCCCGACACCGGGGGCTTGGTCTGGGGCACCCTCGACTGCGGCGTCCACATCCCCGGAAGCCTGTTCGTGTCCGATCTCAAATTCGGCAAGGGCGTTGCCGTCGATCCCGCCAGCCCGCAGCTAAAACTTTACGCATTGGCGCTGGCGGCCCACGTCGGCGAGACCCGTCCCGGGGCCCCTGTTACCCTTACCATCTGCCAGCCGCGCGTCGGCGGCGAGCCGCTGCGACAGCACACCCTGACGCTGGGCGAACTCTGGCAGTGGAACGACTTCGAGGTGGGCCCCGCCGTCCGGCGGATCGCCGATGGCGACACTACCGAGAACGCGGGCTCGCATTGCCGCTGGTGCGTCCGCAAGACCGAGTGCAGGGCCTTCGCCAACAAGCATCAGGCTCATGCATCAGCGGCTTTTGACGACGTCCCCTGAAAGGAGCATCCCCGTGCCCAAGTCCCCCGATGACCCGCCCAACATCCACGCCCGCAATACCGATCCAGATACTTCGCATCTGGCGGTGCCGCTCAACGTCACGGATCAGGCGCTTTTCGTGCTGCACGCTTACGAGACGGGGCGGCAGCTTCTGGATGAAGAGGCGTATGCCCGCGTCGGCTGGAAAGGCCATCAGCGTTGCAGCGATCTTCGCCGCCTCAAATTCATCGAGCGTTGCGGGCGCAAGAACACCCCGTTCGGCAAGGCGGCGTATCTCTGCCGGATCACGCCTGCCGGGTTAACGTACCTCACCATAAATAAACGCAGTTGACAGGGGTTTATTTTCGACTTACTGTAATCCCGTTACCAGATCAGAAACAGGAGCCAGATCATGTCTTCCCTCAATACCCCCTACGCCACACTCTCGTTCGCCAACATCTTCACCCCCCGGCCCCGCGCCGAAGGCGGTGCCCCGGTTTACTCCTGCTCCCTGATCTTCGATCCGGCGCAGCAGAAGTCCCCCGCCTACAAGGCTCTTCAGGACGCATGTATCGCAGCGGCTCGTAAAGAGTTCGGCGACAACGTCGCGCTCAAGGGCGTCAACATGCCGTTCCGCGATGCGGGCGAAAAGAGCTATGACGGCTACCATGCCGGTCACACCTTCATCTCGCCGTGGTCGAAGAACAAGCCCGGCGTGGTCGACACCAACCGGCAGGACATTCTGGTGCCGGATGAAGTCTGGTCCGGCCAGCTTGTACGCGCCAATGTGGTCCCGTTCGCGTGGACCCACACGGGCCGCAAGGGCGTTAGCTTCGGACTGAACCACTTGCAGGTGATCCAGAGCGAGGGGCGGCAGAGACTGGATGGACGTCCTGCCGCTTCCTCCGCCTTCGACGACGGCGAAGTCAAGGAACTGGCGAAGGAGCCCTTCTGATGGCGTCGGTCGATACCCGCCCGCACCCGGGCGATCTGCTCTCCCACGCATTCGAGCTTATCAATGCGCGGGGCAGCGACTACGACAACTCGACCAGCCTCGAACAGAACTTCCGCGAGGCTGCGGCTGTCGCCTCCGTTGTCATCGGCAAGTCCCTGACGCCGCGCGACGTCGCGATGATCATGGCCTGTGTCAAGCTGATCAGGAGCAAGAGTTCTCCCGACAAGCTCGACAACTACGTCGACGGCATGAACTATCTGGCTTTCGCGGCGTGCTTCAACGGGCTGGTTCCGCTGCCGCCGCTGGGCGCGGCCCCCTCCAAGGAGGTGGTCAAGCTCAAGGCCGTGGACGACCCGAAGCCTGCGTGATACTCTGTTTGCGGTAAATGGGATTGGAATACTTCAGCCCCGCCAGAGCGATCTGGCGGGGCTTTTTTATGTCAGCAGCCCCGGCATACACCGGGGTTAAAGGGCTCGGGCCCCGGCAGCATGGGCTCATTTGAAGCCGGGGAGACGAAAGGAGTTGCCGCCCCCCATCACCATTTGCACCAGCATCAGGATCGCTATCAGCGCCACGATCACCCACAAAATCTGGATCACTTTCTCCGGGATCGGCACGCCCAGAATGTCCCGCAGGACCCAGACGATCAAATAGATGACGATTGCCAGAAGACAGATATAGATCAGGAACGTAATGACGGAAGCCAGCATGTTTACCTCCTGTTGGAGCATCTGGCGACTTGCACCAGATTGCGGGCCAGCCGCTTGCACTCGGCCTCGGCGTTGATCGCGTCGATGTCGCCGCGATTGTAGTAGTGCGATTGCAGTATCAGGGCCTCGCGATCCGTGAGGCATCCGCTGAGTGTCAGCGCCAGCATTACCAGCAGGACGTATTTCATGGCCGGGGCTCCTTTTCACGCGCCATCATGCGGCGCACTTCTTCACACGTCTCCTTGACTGTGACGAACTTTCCATCCGCCATGTTTATCAGACACCTGACGGTCGGCGAGAACGAGGGGTTGCCCGGCTCCGGGTTTCGCATGTTGGTGATCAGCGCCGGGTTGACGGCCATCTCGACGCCAGCGCCGCTGTGCAGGATGATCATCACCAGCAGGGACAGGGTCATGACGGGGCCGGGCCCTGCTGGGCCTCCAGCGCGGCGATGCGCTTTTCGAGCCGCTGAACCAAGTTCACCAAACCAGCAGTGAGCGCGTTCCAGTTTACCCCCTGCGGGGTTTCCTCTGTCGCGGCTAGGAGCTTGCCACCCGCGTCCTTTATCGGTTCGCCATACTCGTCGTATTGATACGCCACGCCCCACGCCGCAAATCGCGGATCGGCGGCGGCCACGGTCTCCGCGCCGAAACTGTACCAAGAATAATGCTCCTTGCCCTCCATCTCGACCTGTTTGATCTTGGAGCGGTAGAAGATCGGCGTCAGGTTCAGGAGCTTGTCGGCTACCTCGTCCCACATCGGCTCGATGTCGGTCTTGTAGGCCAGCGACGAGGTGGACTTGAGCAAGCGCCCGGAGGTCGCGATCACGACGACGTTCGCCGCCCCGGCGTTGCCGGTGGCGTCGATGTTCGGAAACGACACCGTGGCCGCCCCGTTGACCGCTGTGTTGAACGTCGCGGTGCTCATGAAGGTGGCGGTATTACGGAGCGTCGACGTGCTGCTAATGTCGATAGTGCCGTTGATGTCCAGATTGCCAGCGATATCCACCGCGCCGCTGAACGTCCCCGCCTTGCCCGGCGGCGCGAGGATCGCGTATTGCGTGCCGTTGTGGCCGTGAACTCCACCCTGCGCCGCTGGCGATCCGGCAATCGAGCCTGCGACGGCGTAACCAGACGTCGACCCCGACGGCAGTGCAAAATTGGCCTGCGGGCCGCCTATGTATGACTGGAAAAGGACGTTCGTGCTGGAGGCGGCGATATAGAAAGCGGGCTTGAGCCCCGCCGCAGCCCCGGCCCTGAACCACATATTCCCGGCGTTGTCTGCGCCCATGCCGCACCAGTTGTCGGCGCTGCCTCGATAGAGCAGCACGTTGGCGTCGGTGTCAGGCATCACGCTGGCTGCCGAGGTTCCGCCAGCCACACCAAGCTGGTTGCCTTTCGAAAACGCCTTAACCGCACCGGCTGCCGAAATTCCGCCCTGCGTCGCGATTGAACCAACCCCGGAACCCGCCGCCGTCGTGTTCGTACTCGTAATCACGCCAGACGTGGCGAGCGTTCCCGTCATGGTGTCGCCAGCCGTCGCGACCGCCCGCCGCCACTCGCCCGCGCCGCCGTTGTTGGCGCGGCCATAGAGCGAGTTATCGACGGGTTCGGGCACGCCGCCACCGCCGCCGGTCGCCGTCGAGGCAATCGTCAGCGTGTTTAATGGGTCGCTATAGGTCAGCGTGATGTTGCTGCCCGCGACCAGAAACGCGGCCACGCGGGCGTCCGAGATTTCGTTGAAGCCGGTAGTGGTGATGTAGCGGGCGTCACCGTCGGCGCGGGTCAGGACGTCGGTCGCGTTGGCCGCGCCCATCGGGCGCTTGGCGAAGGCGTCAGTGCCCGTCTGCTCTACGAGCCCTGCCGTGGCGCTCAATCCCGCCAGCGCCGTCAGCGTCGCGTCGGCTGGCTGGAGATCGCTGATCTTCTTGCTGCTGTCCTTGATGCCGGTGCCGGAAGTGTTCGCCCACAGCACGATGTCGTCGACGACGGTCGTCGCCGGGCCGTTGACGTTGCCCGAGCCGGAGCCGGACGTGCCGGGGTCGCCCTTCTCCCCGGTGTCGCCCTTGGGGCCCTGCGGGCCCCTGATGTTGGTTTCCGGGTTCCACACCACCGCTCACACCCCCCTGAATGCCACCCACGCCACGCCATCCCAGCGCCAGACGTCGCCGTTGCTCTCGTCCAGATACATGTCGCCCGGAACCCGCTCGTCGGGAATTACCCCCACAGGAGGCCCTGCGGCGGTGTACCAGCGCGATCCGCGCATGCCCGGGTCTCCGGGAGCCCCGGGGGCTCCAGCCGCACCAGCGGGGCCCGTAGGGCCGGGAGGGCCTATGGAGCCCTGCGGGTAGGCGGCGGGGCCGAGAGGCCCCGTCGTCATGTAGGCGGACCCCGTCAGGTCGATCCGCCCGCAAGCCAGCATCCGCTGCGGCTGCCCCGCCGCGTTCCGCGTGTAGACCTCGACGCCGTAGCGGTCGTTGATGATGCCGCCGGGGATCGTGGCGATGCCGGAGGCCCCAACCGGGTCGTTGATCTCGATGTCGTAGGCGTAGAAGGTGGACAGGGTGAAGGGCTTCAGCACCATCTGCGGATACAGGTCGGCGATCCCGGGATAGGCGAGGTTGGACTGGGTCTTGAAGTCGAATTTGACGTCCCCCGGCATGCCAGCCGCCTGCGCGAAGCCCATCGGGGCTGCGCCCGTCGGATCGACATAGATGGTGGTCTGGTGCATCTGGCTCTCCTAGAACGGCTTGCGGTATCCGAGCATCGCGCCCCAGCTTGCCGGGTCCTGCGCCCCCGGCTTGGCGAAGTTGCCCCGCATGGTCAGGTCGCCTGCGCCCATCGGCGCGGAGTATTCGCCGCGTAATTCCGGGCGCACTCCGCTGCCGCCCTGCATCGCCAGTTGCGGCAGGCTCGGGCCCTCGGGGCCCGACGGCGCGTCGAAACCGCCCTTGGCCGTCAGGGCTTGGTTGCGAAGATACTCCGCCAAGGCGATCCGCAGTTCGTCGTTCATGGTCCCCTGCTTTCGAGGGCTTCGAGCCGCTTCAGCAGGTCGGCGATGCTGGGGCCCGGGGCTGGCGGCGGCGGCGGGTCTCTGAAGCTCTTGCTGCCGGGGTCGTAGAGCTTGCCGCCGAAGGCTTCCTGCGGATCGCCCAGAGCCGGGCCCGCGACCTCCAGCACGGTCGAGCCGCCCGGGAACAACCTTGTCGGGTCGGTGACGGCGGCGGCGACGGTGCCGTCCGTGACTGTCATCTTGATGCTGTCCCCGGCGAAGTTCTGGCCTGACCGGACATATTCGTACCAGTCGACGCCGTCGCTGGCGCGGCGAGCGAACATCGCGTTCGCGGGAGCCCCCTCGGGCAGCGCCGTCGGTCGGTAAATCTGCCAGACGCCGTGGTCCCTGATGTTCATGGGTTATATCCTACAGTGAACCAGTCGGTGGAGTGGAGTTGCAGGTAGCGCATCCTGATTTTTGTGAGGCTTATGCTGTTGTCGAACACGCTCCATGCCCATCCGGTCGCGACCGCGCCGGTATAGGGCTCGATCATGGACCCCGACGTGCCGGTATTGGTCGAGACGTCCCCGGCAAACGTCAGTCGCCCGTCGTCGACGTCGTTCGGGGCACTCGCGAAATCGCGCGTGGTCCAGAACTTGTACAGGTTCGCGGCCCCGTGCGCCCCGCCGCCCATGTAGAAATTGCCGTCGCCAGCCAGCCCGAAATTGGCGTTGAAACCGGCGTGGGTGAAGAACATCGCCGCGTTGGTGGTCAGGCTGCGGACGTCGATGGTTCCGGAACTGCCCACGGTGGCGATGCCGACGCCGTTGGCGGTCGTCAGCTTGCCGGTCATGACGCCCCCGGTCGCGCCTCCGGTCTTGAGCACCGAGAGCGCGTCCTTGTCGTCGACGTATTTCTTGTTGGCGATGCCGAGGTCGGCGGTCGGCTCGCCCTTGACGCTGGCGAGCCCGGTCGAGCGGACGACCGACAGAACGAGGTCCAGCGCCGAGCCGTCGTCCTTGTAGCTGTTGATGCGGAAATTCGAGCCGACATTGGTGCCGGTGATCGGAACCTCGGCGGTGGCATCGCCGATGCTCATGGTCCAGCGGTTCTTGCCGTCTTCCTTGCCGTAGATCGTATTGGTTCCGCCGACGTCGCTGTCGAAGGTGAGGGTCGGGTTGGCGCTGTCCATCAGCAGGTTGCCGGTCATGGTGTCGCCACCGACGTCCAGCTTGGCGTCGAACTGGGTGGCGGCCCATTTCTTGGTCGCGGCGTCCTGATCGTTGAGGGGATCGCCGAGGCCCGTGATCCGCTTGGAGTTGAAGGGGATGTTCTGGCTGACCGTGGACTGGCCGTCCCGCGCGATGCAGTTGGACAGCCCGGCGGCGAAGCCGTCGTCTTCGCTGTCGTGGTAGTCGGCCCTGATCTTGATGCCAGCGGCAGCGTCGTCCACCCATTTGCGGACCCGCTGAAAGACCCCAGTTCCG